TCATTTGCGCCCCCTTACCTCTGAACGGTTCAGTGTCATATTGATAAGGCTCGCAAGCGCCGCAGCGTCATTGATGCGGTCGTACAGGCTGACAGCCAGCGGAGATTCCGCTTTTTCCAGCATGGGATAAAGCTGCTGTAACCAGACCTGATGAATGGATGAAATGTAGGAATATAGAACGCTGGCATTATGTGCTGCATCGCTCAGCACCGATGGAGTTGAAAGTTGTTTCTCCATCTGGTTAAAGACATTGATGTATGCCTCTTTGAATTGGGCGGCGCGTTTGCCCGTAAAGCCCATAGCAAGGAAAGCAAAGCCGTCGCGGGTTATTTGATAGCAAGGTAGTTTGCGGCCTGATGCGTCGATGTACTCACTGAGCTGAAAATTCAGCTCAGTAAATTCGGCAGAGCATTCAAGAGACGCAATTTTTTGAACGACATTTTTGTGTTGTTTGCCGAAATAACTAGCAACAGCCAGAGAAGAAGTAACAACTTTGCCTGCAATAATGCAAAGTTCAGGTTGTACTAAGGCAGGGATCGTAGCCATGATGGCAGCCTCCGTATGCAATGGATAACTTCCACCACCGGAAACGCCAATTTCGCTGGTGGTGAACTGAGCAGGGTTGGCGTAACCGGCGCATACGGAAACCGGCGCACCTTTCGGTGCCCCCACCCAGCCCACCATAATTTGGGTATAGCTGAGCTGTAGCAACAAAAAAGACGCTAACGCGCCCATTGTCGCCGTATGCAATTCCAGGACGCCAATCCCGGCACCCGCTTTATGAGGTGCCTGAACAGTGTAACGTCCCGGAATTGCAGAATCAATGTGTTCCTGGCGCTTCACACTCAACAAAATCACGCCTGAATTTCCACAAAGGGCTAAAACACTCATGCGGATAGCCCTTGCGCAGATAGATAACGCGCTCAGTTTCTGGTTCCCAGCGAATGACATGGACATAAAGTCCCCTTCCATCCCGAAACCAGCGGTTAAGTTCCTGCACGATTCATCCCCCACGGTCAGGCTGTGTTCCCTGTGGTTACGCGCGACCAGGCTATTTGGTAATCTGCATTCATGACGCAACGGCCGGTACTCATACATCCCCGGTTGTTGCGACAAACGGTTATTTACCGTTAAACTGTTCATGCGTTGGTTTTCTCCATAAAATTTGACGCCACGGCGCCCGGAGCTGCACACTCGCGGGCGTCACCCTTTTCTGGCGCGCAAAAAACTCTGTATACCAGTGTCGAATGCTGTTGCAGCTTTGCGATCGCCTGATACAACTCCTCATCAATCACGGCTTTTTCATGTGGCTCAATAACGCCATCTTCGATAGCTACCCTGATTTGCTGGGAATAACTAGTGATCTGCTCAATCGCTTCCAGCAGGCGCTGATTAATATCTGCGTTATCCACTTCTTCCATATCTGCCAGCGGAACAAAAACGCCACCTGATGCCCTGGCTACTGAATGTGCCAGGTGATAGGTTCCTCCGGCACGTTGCAGTACCAGCGCCCACCCAATCGGGAAGATCTGATCACCACCAGTACGCAGGCGGTTAAACAGAGCATCTTTGGTGACATCCAGCCATTCCGCAGCTTCTTCATAACCGCCATGCAGACTGGAAATCGTCTTTTTAATCGCAGCCACCAGCCAGCGGGGCTGCTTTTCAACTTTCCATTCAGGTTCATGTCCCACGGATCTACTCCTTCTGCTGTGGTGGCGGTCAAATCGCCGAATCACTAAGCTGATATCTGTTTGGATACAAAATTTGCATCTCGCTAATTTCTCCGGCGTAAAATTGAGCCAGGCGCTCAGCAAGCTCTGTTGAAGGAGCCTGCTCGCATCTTTCAACCCGGCTTAATGTTGCAGGATCAACCTGAACCCCTTTAGCGACGTGCTGTAACGTATAACCATGCGATTTCCGCAATTTTCTCAATGGTGATTGCATAAAACCTCCTTCTTTTGCGCATGTCGCATGTTATTTCATACAGCAAACTTGCGCAAGTTGATTTGCACAATGCGCAAAAAATTAATGTAATGAACGCATGAATATAGGAAACCGTGTCAGACAACTTCGCCGCGCGAAGAACATGAAAATTGCTGAGCTAGCAGAAGCCATCGGCGTGGATGCCGCAAACATCTCTCGTCTGGAGACTGGCAAGCAAAAGCAATTTACCGAACAAACACTTTCTAGGCTGGCTGACTGCTTAGGTGTTGATATAGCAGAACTCTTTACCTCAGACTCAAAAGGTAATACTGTATGTAAACACAGTGATATGAGGAAGGATTCAGCTAACGTGAAGGATTTGTTCCGTATCGAGATACTGGATGTCAGTGCAAGCGCCGGTAATGGACTCATTCAGGGCGGTGATGTTATCGATGTAATCCATGCTATCGAATATAACAAGGACAAAGCATTAGCTATGTTTGGCGGGCGCCCTGCCGCTGAGCTTAAAGTGATTAACGTGCGCGGTGACAGCATGGCGCCAACAATTGAACCGGGAGATCTTATTTTTGTCGATATAAGCATCAACCAGTTCGATGGTGATGGCATCTATGTCTTTGGCTTTGATGATAAAATATACGTAAAAAGGCTGCAGATGATCCCCGATAAATTATTGGTGATATCTGATAACACTAACTACAGGGAATGGAGTATTACCAAAGACAACGAGTGCAGGTTCGGTGTTTTTGGCAAGGTTCTGATAAGCCAGACGCAGTCACTCAAACGACACAATTAATAGAAAGCGTCGACAAGGCCACCATTATGGTGGCTTTTTTTTTGACTCAAAATTGCATATATCGCAATTTTATACTTGCGCAATGTGCAATTTAAATGTAATTTGCATTCATAGAGCAGCGAACAGGCAGGACGCCCACGAAGTAGCCGCCGGTGGCATACGAATGACCGGATGATTCGCTGAAAGGTGTCTTCGGGAGGGGTTGCGGAACTGGGTTGACCACCAGCAACAGATAACTCAGCCGACAACACGGAGCCGTTTAACCCACGGCGTCGGAGTGTAAATACCGTAGGGGTTGTACCGACTGGTCATCGGTGCCCCGCCCGAAGATAGCTGTAGCCAGTGCAAGCGATATTCTGGCGGCCCGTTCCATTACGTTAGCGGAAACCGCCAGCTTTTTCAGGAGAGCAACAGATAAGAGTTTTTTCCGCGCGGTAAAGCGCTTCTGTAAGAGAGAGAACTCTTATCGTTGTGGTGAATGCGGCTCAGCGCACGCGGGTAAGGTTGAAGCTGACAGTCGATCCTCTGTAGTTAAGCACCCGTCTGGCGTGCAACCTTCGCCAGATACCGGGAGGCACCCGGCACCACAACGTTATTGCTGTGTGAAGTCTTGTCGGCGTCCGGCTCTTCCAACAACAGGAGGAAGGCGACAGTGTTCTGCCGTGACGCCGACCTTTTTACACAACAGAAAAGAGCATCTCCGCGCGACGGGCTCATTACCCAATCCACCCGGAAAGCTGTTACAGCAGGTGCTCTTTTCTGTTTTGTGGAGAAACCAACTGGCGGTGGCAACCGCCATCTTGAGGGGTTAACGATGAATGATGACCGCATGACCGTAGTGCCCGACTTTCTGGGCGAACTGGATGCCGGCGTGTTCATGAACAAAATCGCGGCAGCGCTGAATACTGTCGGATTAGGCGTTCTGAATAACGGCAATAAAGGCAAGGTAGTCCTCACCTTTGATTTTGAGCGCATGGGAAATTCAGTCGAAGAGAAGCGCGTCAAAATTAAACACAAGCTGCAGTACAGCACTCCGACGCCGCGCGGTAAAGCTTCAGAAGAGGACACAACAGAAACCCCAATGTGGGTTAACAAGGGCGGAAAGCTCACCATACTGCAGGAAGATCAGGGTCAACTGTTCAGTATTAAAGGCACTACTGACGGAAAGCTTAAAGCGGCTCAGTGAACCGCAGCTAACCAAATCACTACCACCACTTTGATCATTAGTTAATAAGGAATTTTTATGTCTCAGTTAGACAGCGGCACTTTTCAGCAGGTAAAAGACCTGGTCCTTTCTGGCTATCACCTGAACGATATTCAGGGGCTGGCTTGCCCGACAGCATTATTACCTGCCGGAACAGGTGTTGAAAGCCTCGAACGCTTTGCTCTGGAGCGTTTCCGCTTCCGCGGCGCCATGACTACCACCAGCATTGAAGACTTTGTTCGTTATTCAAAGGGCTATGCCAGCGCTACTGAAAAAGCACGCTGCTTTATCGACGCAGACCATATGACAGCTCGCTCAGTTTTCAATATTGGTACGCTGGATAACCCCGGTCATGCAGACAACGTTGCTTCTATCACGCTGAAACAGACTGCACCATTCCGCGCCCTGCTCCAGATCAACGGGGAACGCCTGAAACAAAAACAGATCGCCGAATGGCTTGAAGACTGGAGCGATTATCTCCTGGCGTTCGATTCTGACGGTAACACAATGCAGATTTCACAGGCTGCCCAGGCTGTTCGCCGCATTACGATCCAACAGGCAACCCAGCAGGATCATGAAGATGGCGATTTCAGCGGTAAGAAATCCCTTATGCAAAGCATTGAGGCCAGCAGCAAAGACGTTATGCCGGTGGCTTTTGAGTTCAAATGTGTTCCATATGAGGGTCTCGGAGAACGTGAGTTCAGCCTCCGCAACAGCCTGCTGACCGGTGATGAACCTCGCTTTGTTCTGCGTATCGTACAACTGGAAGCGCAGGAAGAAGCGATCGCCAATGAATTCCGCGACCTGCTTATCAGCAAATTCGACGGTGAATCAGTAGAAACGTTCATCGGTAACTTTAAAGCGTAATTGCTCTGCATTAAATCCCCGGCGCCGCGGGGATTTATTGAAGTGTAATTCTGTTAATTATCGCTACCCGGCGAGGGATTCGCACAACCAAAATTCACGCGGTGCAGCGCGAAATAAATTATAAGGAGAACCAACGATGAGTTTTATTCAAACACTTTCAGGTAAACAATTTGATTATCTCAGCGCAACTATTGACGACATTGATATTGAAGATATCGCCGTGGCGCTTTCCAATATTTGCCGCTTCTCCGGACATCTCCCTGAATTTTATAGCGTGGCGCAGCATTCCGTACTGTGCAGCCAGCTTGTATCACCGGAGTTTGCCTTTGAAGCCCTGATGCACGACGCAGCCGAAGCGTATTGCCAGGATATCCCTGCCCCATTAAAAGCGTTACTGCCTGATTATCGCGAGATTGAGAAACGTACCGACCAACTGATCCGCTTTAAGTTTGGCTTGCCACTGGAAGAAGCCAGCGTAGTGAAGTATGCAGATCTTACCATGCTGGCAACTGAACGCCGCGATCTGGATATTGATGACAGTATTCCCTGGGTAATACTGGAAGGTATCCCCCCGACAGATTTATTCGAAATCTACCCCCTTCGCCCCGGTCAGGCTTTCGGCCTGTTTATGGCCCGCTTTAATGAACTGATGGAGCTACGGCAATGTGCTGCATGAAAGATAAAGAGTCTGTAGTGAAGGCAATCAGATCAAGACGTTTGTGGGAGCGCGTTGAAGGCGGTGCAGCATGAACATCGACAAACAGGCGCTGCTCGTCAGCAAAGCAAAAGCATCTGTATTCACTATGGTATACATCTCTCAATTTGAAGCGAGTGATATTGATTCTGACGATATCGATTTGCGGTTTGAAGTTGATGGCGTTGAAACCGGCACAACAGTTTCTATCGTTGATGAGTGTGGCCACGCCGCACAGATAATTACGGCGCTGCTGGATGAGCTGGAGCATTACAAATCACGTGAAGAGCGAGTTACAAAGCTGGTTCTTGATAACTCAACAAGCTGGGATGCTCTCTACAAGAAGCTGGAATCCTCAGAGAAGCGCATAGCGGAACTGGTAAACGATGAGGTGCGCCAGCGCCTGGCTAACGCTGAGCATCAACTGCACATGGCTGAACTGGCTAAGTGCAACCTTAGAGCCAGTCGCAAAGCTCAGTTCCGCAAGCGCAAGGCCGCAGAACGCCGTATAGCAGAACTGGAGGCGCGAGAAATAAAACCAGCCAAAGGTGAGGTGCTTGTCGTTGTATCTGGTTTTACTGGTTGTGGGAAAAGCGCCATCGCTGGGGAAATAGAAATCGCGATGAAAGCTATTGGCGTACCGGTTCAGTGGACTAACGGCGATGCAGAAAAGCACATGACTGGCGCTGACTGGCTAACAGCGATTGAGATGTACAAACCAACGGTGCGCATCGTGGAAGTGAATGTTCCACGCGCTGCTGGCATCAAGGTTGAGGGGGAGTGATGTCACAGCAAACCATTTTGGACGTGTGTTGTGGCTCCCGTATGTTCTGGTTCAACAAACAGGACACCCGCGGCGTATTCGCTGATATCCGCGCCGAAACGCATACCCTGTGCGACGGTCGTCGCCTGGTTATCAGTCCTGACTTGATTGCTGATTTCCGTGCGCTGCCGTTCGCTGATGCGTCGTTTCCGGTTGTGGTGTTTGATCCTCCACATCTGGAGCGTGTGGGCCAGGCTGCCTGGATAGGTAAAAAATACGGGCGCCTGAATAAAAAAACGTGGCGTTCTGACCTCCGCGCCGGATTCAAAGAGGCGTTTCGGGTGCTGCGGCCACACGGCGTACTCATATTTAAATGGAACGAAACGCAGATTCCGGTAAGCCAGATTTTGGCGCTGACGGACGTAAAACCAATTATTGGCCAGCGAACCGGGAAGAACGATAAAACCCACTGGATTATTTTTGTGAAGGACTAACCCATGACCACTATTACCAATAACAAATTACCAGAATGGCGAACGGCGCTGGATAAGTGCGTAGAAAATTATCAATCCACCAGGGCGTGGTATGAAGAAAACCGAGATAGCCCGGCAGCGCTAGATGATATGGAAAGAGCAGAAGATCAGCTTGCTAACTTTGTAAGGAAATGCGGTTTCAGTATCGTCCTGTCCTTGCTGGATGAAATAGACGAGCTACAGGAACTACGCCGTAACTATCTGGCGTTACGTGGTGAGATTGAGGACGTGCAGTCGCAGTTGTACGAGGCAGAAAACCAGGCTAACGAGTACGCCAGCGAGCTACAGGAACGCCGCAGGCTGGACGGGATACAGCACGCTGTCTGTGAGGTGTGTGGAGTGCCGTGTAATAATCCCAATCACCCACAAATGGCTGTGGCACATGAGCACAGCGCCCAGCCAGTGCCGGTAGTGCCGGAGGAATGCCCTGCCGAGTTGCCATACGCGCAGGTTAAGGCAGCCGCTGACCTGTACGCCCTGTGCTGGCAATCGGGAGAAGTGGTTACTTATACGCCTGCCCCAGAAAAGGCGACTATCTGGCTAAATAACTACTCGGGAACTTGCGTTCAGGAATACGTGAAGCTTGAACGACTGCAAGAAGCGCTTTCTGGCTACTCTCCGGTAATTCCGCGTGTTTATCTGGCTGATATTAATACCGACCACCAGCACTGATATTTGATGTTACAGCCCGGGTGCAGCCGGGCTTTGTGGAGAAAAATAAATGTCACGAATGATCCCCTTACTCGACTGGGCCAATGAGGAGTTCGGAGCGCAAGCACCAAGTGAGCGTATCCTTAAGAAATACGCTAAAGGCAAAATGATGATACCTCCAGCTGTTAAAGTAGGTCGTTACTGGATGGTAGACCGTAATGCTCGATTTGTTGGTACGCTTGCCGAACCGAAAATTCCGGCAAACGCCAGTCCAAGATTACAACGGATTATTGCAGATGGCTGCTAGACCACGTTCTCACAAAATTTCAATTCCGAATCTATACTGCAAGCTAGATAAGCGGACGGGCAAGATTTATTGGCAATATAAACATCCTGTTTCCGGACGCTTTCACAGCTTGGGTACTGATGAAGTGGAAGCTAAAAAGGTTGCATCCGAAGCGAACACGATCATTGCAGAACAAAGAACCAGGCAGGTTCTTAGTGTTAACGACCGTCTTGCCAGAATGAAAGGCAGAAGAACGGACATTACTGTCACTGAGTGGATTGATAAGTATATTGAAATTCAGGACGAACGGTTAAAACACCGTGAACTCAGACCTAATTCTTATCGACAGAAAGCAAAACCAGTCAGGTTATTTCGCGAACATTGCGGTATGCAATATTTGAAAGATATTTCCGCATTGGATATCTCTGAGATCACGGATGCAGTTAAGGCTGAAGGCCATAATCGTATGGCGCAAGTTGTTCGCATGGTTTTGATTGATGTATTCAAAGAAGCGCAACATAACGGTCATGTCCCTCCAGGCTATAACCCTGCCCTGGCGACCAAGCAGCCGAGAAACAGAGTCACTCGTCAGCGTCTTTCTCTGGAAGAGTGGAAAACTATTTATGAAGCTGCCGAAAAGCAAGAACCATACCTCCAGTGTGGAATGTTGCTCGCGATAATAACAGGTCAGCGTTTGGGCGATATCTGTAACATGAAGTTTAAAGACATATGGGACGATATGCTCCATGTCGAACAGGAAAAACAGGATCGCGTTTAG